ATGAAAAAAAGTTTGCTGGGGTTGATTGTTTTTTTATCCTTACTGACCCTTACTTCTTGCAGAAATAAAGTGACCACAAAAGAGCTAATGGCAAACGAGTGGGCCGTAAACTCCAACGTTGATGAAGTAGTAATGATTGTATCATTCAGCGAAGATACCGCTACTTTCAAAATCAATACAGATGAACACACATCAACTGCAAAAAATGATTTGGAAAAAGCAGGCGAAGAATTAGGTAAACAAATTGCAAATAAAATAGAATACAAAGTCAAATACCATCTAAAAAACAATCAAATTCGTTGGGAAAATGAAGGAAAAGAAGTAGCTTACAAGATAAAAAAAGAAAAGCAAAATCTACTTTTCACTCCTACTAAGACAAACAATTCTGATAACCAAACAAAACTAGTTTTGAAACCTTACACAAAGAAAAGTATTGATTCTTCCACTCAAAAAGATAAAACGGAAGAAACCAGCTCTAATTATCAAAACGTCTCATCTGAAACAAGCCAATCTACCTCTTCATCTACTACTAAAGAACCGCTACCACAAGTTAGCTTAGCTGATTTTATAGGCGGTTGGGGTATTCCTCAAAGTGATAACTTATTTTTTATAAATGCTGACGGAACACTCACTAGCATAACTCAATCGAATGTTCCTCTTCAAAATGTAAGTTTTTCTGTGGATGAAAATAGTAATCAAATAATGACGTTTCTTTTGAATAATACGCCCCGAACAGTAACGAAAAATAATGATGGTACTTTAACTGTTAATGGACAAATATACACTTATCTAGGTAATATTACGTTGGAACAATTAATTGAAAGAAATAATCAAACTCAACAAGTTTTGGAACAATCTGAACAGCAACCACCACAAAACTCTGATTCTAGTGAACAAATACAAAATTCTAAATCAGACCAACCTATATACGATACGGTACGAAGTGGTGAAGGTGGGCGACAGTTAGCCGAAAGAAATGGTTTAACCTTGGAAGAATTATTAGCATTAAATCCAGGCATTGAAACTTCTGTTTTTTATCCTGGTCAGTCATTACGAATTAAATAGAAATCTAGGTATACTAATAGATAATAGTCTATAAAAGTAGAACTGGACCATCTACCATTTACTTTGGGATACCAGTTGATGGCAATCAGTTTGACGAAGTGGAAGTGGAACTAGACCTTGCACCGACTGACTCAGCAAAAATTGCGACATTGGATATAGCAGTTGGTCATTGATTAATAGCATAACAAAAATGTCTAAGGAGCCTAACATTCTTTCAAGAAAGAATGTTAGGCTCCTTTTATTCAGAAAATTTCAGCCACTGCTTGCGATTGCAATAGGACATAGTTTTTACAAAGACAAAATGATAAAGCAAACCGTAAGCTAGCCCCAACATATTTAACAAAATTCTTAAGTAAAGACTTGTTTCTAGCCCAAATATCATAGAAGCTGCCATGATAGCACCAACACAATTAAAAATCGTTTTACTTTTATAAGATGTGCATAAGCCTAAACAAAGTCCTCCTAAAATACCAAGTAGGTTCGTTGGTATATAAAATAACAAGATAGCCGATACTAGAGAACCAATAACGATCCCTATTATTCGTTCTTTTGCTCGTTCAGACAATTTAAACGTATTATACCCAGAAAATAATGACGAACTAGCAAATGTTGCCCACATAAAGCGGTCAATCTGAAGGTGCGTTCCTATAAAAAGTAATAAGCTAATGCCTAAAGCGTAATAACCAAACCAAATATTTCTTTGATTAAAAAAACCATTTTCTGTAACCATCTGTATAAAAGTAATCTCTTGATCCAATTTTTTATGTTTCACATGATAAACAAAAGCTAAAAGTAGATAAGCAAACACTAATACAAAGAAAGTTTGTTCTAATTGCTGAAACGATTGATAGTGAACCGTGCCAACTAAATATAAGTAGGAGAACGTATACAAGCCCGGATTACCCATTTTAGGGTTTTTACCAGTTAAGAAAAACAATGCCAGCAAGCAGATAAAATGAAGACCCCATTGTAAAAATGATACAGAAATCAGTGAAATTAGTGGACTAACACCTAGAATTGTTAACACGATTCCTAAACTAAGCAAGGCCTGTTTTTCCCTGTAGCCATATGAGACGAAACGGATACTCAACAGCAAACAAAATAATACAATTGAAAAAGGCGCTACAGCTTTTCCAAAGAAAAAAGTAATCGTCGACACCCATAAAATCGCAAACGAAACTAATAAAATATCCCTTATTAACAAGGCGCGCCAAAAATATCTCCGCTGTTTTTTAGTGTCCGCTTGATGAATTTTTTGTTTTAAAATAAATGGATCTAACTGCAATAATTGATAAAAAGTCACCTAAAATCATCTCCTAAAAATCGACTCTTCTCAATTCATTATTCCAACTTTTCCTTCTATGAAATCATAAGAAAAGTAGTTGTGACGAACATTTTACTACAACTTTTTTTCTGAATCAATACATGCTTTATTTCTTAATTCAATACCTCTCCCGATACGATTTGCTTACTTCATAAAAAATAAGCCTAGAAAAAATCAAAACGATTAATTCTAGGCTCAAAATTAAATAACTGTTGAACAAAAGCTAGCACTTTTTTACATAAACTTTTCCAACAGATCCATTTCTTTTTCTAATTCTTTTTCATCATACTTATCATACTTACCAGCTTCGTGTGCAATTTTTTTAATCTCATGAATGGCTTTTTTTTCAACAATCCATTTCTTCATACTATGTTTTTTTGTATCCTCATCTAGCGAGGCCAACTCTTCTAAACTTGCATCCAATTTGTTCAAAACGTCGGCAATTTTTGCTAATGCTTGCGCTTCTTTTTCTTCATAGTTTGACATAATAGACACCTCTTCTTAAGTATTTTTCTACTTTAAGTGTACGTCTCTGTCGTTTTATTTGCAACGAATAACTCAACTGCTTCTCGGTACGGAGGATAAGGGATTCGAACCCTTGCACGATGTTACTCGCCTAACGGTTTTCGAGACCGTCCCCTTCAGCCAAACTTGGGTAATCCTCCCTCTACATTCCATCTACAAATGAACATGTAATGAATCAAAAGATAAAAAGCCTAGACCCTTACACAACAAGGATTCTAGGCTCTATCTAACTAAATTATTTAGTTTCACGGTGTAATTTTTCTGCAACACCATATTTAGACAGACTAGAACTCACAAGGGTTTGCGTAATATCATTTTAATTCAAATTAGCAAAATAGACTATAACAACAAGATAAAATCTACATCAAAAAATAAAAAAAGGCAAGCGAATAGACATGTAAAATATACTGAATAAACAAAAAAATCCCTACCTCTCACAATGAGAAGTAGGGATTTGCTTATTTCTTAATAATTTAATGTTTGACCAGGATAAATCAAGTTAGGATTTGATAGTCCGTTTAATGCAGCTAAGGCTTGATAAGTAGTATCGAGTTTGGCTGCAATACTTGATAAATTATCACCATATTGAACTGTGTAAACGTTGCTTACTGCTGATCCGTTAACTTTCAAAACTTGACCAGGGTAAATTAGATTTGGATTAGCCAATCCATTTAATGCCGCCAACGTTTGATAGTCTGTTCCATATTGATACGCAATGCTGGATAATGTTTCGCCATATTGAACCACATGTGTTGCTTCTGGTTGTTTATCAGGAACAGTTGCCGCATCTGGCAATAATTCAATATCGCCTTTGCTAATCCATGACAAGATACCTTCTAGCAATACTCTGCTTCCAGTTACTTCTTGCACTTTATAGCTGTTTCCTTTTACCCAATCTGGAATAGCTTCGCCAGTTGCCCAAGCATCTACATTAAATTTTACTTTGACGGTATCACCAACTTTTACTGCAGAAGTAGGTGTTTTTTCAACTTCTTTACCTTCTTCAATAGCTGGTGTGTTTGTTTCTGGTTGGTTATTTTTTGTATAACCATTATCGGTAATACCTGTTAAATCAACGTTACCATCTAGCCCTCCTGCAACGTAGGTTGACGTGAACTGAAAAATACCGATATTTTCAAATGAAGGAAAATAATTGTAATTTGGATAAGGTGTCACTTCATAATCTGGATATTCTGCCATCCATAATTGATACTTCTTTGCAATTCGTGATAGATCATAAGCTGAAGTAAGATACCCTTTGTATCCGTAAAGCATCGGTGTATATCCAGCCTCTTTGATATAGTCTAACGCCCATAGCGTTACATCCGTCGATTGAACGCCGTCTTCCGCATCTAAGGCGACAATTGATCCCTTTGGTGTTTGAACTTTAGGTAAAAAGTAATCTAATACTTGCTTTGCATTTTCGTAGGTAAGGACGTTTTGCCACCATACATACGTATGCGCTCGTTTACCTTGAGCAATCGTACTAGCTACTTGACTAGAATAAGTAACTTGATCATAAATCCCATAGTTGTTTTGCCCACCAATTTGTGAAATTGAGAATTTATCATGTGCATAACCAAATGTTGCTTGATACCCATTCCAAATAGACAAATCAACGCCTTGGTCTCCTTTTGCAGCAAATGTGCTAATTGGTGATACAAAAAATAAGACTACCAGTAACGTTGCCAATAGTTTCTTTTTCATTTATTTATCTCCTTTCCTATCTGATAATCCAGGTGTTGTGGGATCTGTCACAATACCTAGAATAGTTAGCACAACAAATAATGCATTAACAACATCTAACAGTTGCTTATTAATCATTTCAATTTGAAATTTATATCCAAAAGGAACTGCTACTACTTGAATTAATAATAGAACTGCTGGAATAATCGAAAGCCAAAATTGTTTGTTCTTTATTCTTGATTTCCAATTAATCATTTTTATTTCCTCCAATCCCTCTAAAGAGGGTTTTATTTTGCTCTTCCAATCGGCTAATGCGTATTTCATGGTTATTTAAACGTTCAACAGCTTCCTTTAGTTCTTTCATGCTATCTTCTAATTGAGAAAAGACATGATAAAATTTCATTAATGCGAAAATAATTCCCCCTAAGAATGTAATCACTGCTAACCATTGTTCTACTGTTAAGTTCATCCTGCACCTACTTTCTACTTACAAGAAAAACCGCTTAGCTTTCGCTAAACGGTTCTCCACAAATTTTTGTATATTCTTCTTTTGTTAAGCAATTCATATTCACGTAATCTACTAAATCTTGTTTTGTATAACAATTCCAATCATACAACTGTTTAATATTATCGAAACCTGGAAAAGCATTCGTTTTCATCTTATTCCGCTCCTTTCGTAAGTTCAGCGACTTGTTTCATCAATTCGCCAGTCATTCTTTGTGTTTGTTGAATAACTTGATTCTGCTGAGAAACTTGCTTCATTAATTCCGCATTTTGCTTTTGTAAAAGTTCCAATTCCGTAGGTGGCGTTGGCTCTGGTTCTGGCACATTATCAGGATCGTATATTAAGCTTGTTCCGTCCCAGCGATAATTAAAAAAATCTGTTGGCTCTTTTTCTACTTCAAGTTCAATTTTATTCGGTTGTTCCATTGTGGAATATCCGTCTAAATAACCTTGAATATCATCAATCCAAATTTTCATGTTCTCTTTCCTCCTAGTATTCATAAATCGCACTTAACGCAAACATTTTACTGCCTGAACCAGCCGTATCACTAGAAGAGGCATTTAAGTCGTTTCCAGTAATTTTAGTATCCTTAATATATAAATATTTCCGTACTAAATTAGTATAGTATCCATGTAAAAGGAAAATAACTCCCCCAGAACCTGGATTCTGCGCATGCTGTTTAGGCACTAAGAAAAAGTGATAACACGCACCGTTCAAAGCTCCTTCTTTGGTATATTCTTGCCATTGTAAAATCCAACCATTCTCACACTGTGAAAGAGACTTAGAAGGTACTTGCCCATTTCCTGCAGCTCCGCCATACCATGCACCTGTCCACAACGGTTCTTTTTTGGTAATTTTTTGATATGCTTTGTCCGCATCTATTTTTTTTATATAAGATTCAAGCCCATCAATTGCGGCAGTATGTGTTTTAAGATAGACTGGTTTTCCTTTTTCTTTTAATTGAACAATATCTGTTGTCATTACACTTCCCCTACCTTTTCAAACGTAATTGCTGGCAATCCATCTAGCTTTGTTTTATCTTCTTTAGACATCAAGCCATTTTTTATTGAGGTTGCAACGTCTGTCGTTGTTGCATTTTGCCCTGCTGGACCTTGCGGACCAACGTCTCCTTTATCTCCTTTTGGACCTTGTGGACCTGGGTCTCCCTTTTCACCTTTCAATACTTCTGGTTTCCCTTCCACAGCATTCCAATGTGTTTGAGGAAATACCTGTGTTCCTCCTTGTTTTACTTTAACAATATCTGTCATTCAACTTCCCCTACTCTCTCAAACGTAATATCAGGTATTCTGTCAATGGCTTCTTGAACTTTTTGGTCAACATATTGTTGATTCACTCCGCCGCCATCGCCACCACCAGTTGCTGAAATAACACCATCTTCTGAAATAGAAATATTCGCTCCAGCAGTATAACCTTTCAACTCTTCCAGTTTCGATTTTAGTTCAGTGGTGAAATTTTGATCTGTTTGCTTTACCGCAGACAACGTTCCGTCTTCTGTAATTTCTAACAGTTGGCCAACCTTTATTCCGCCCAGTTCATCTGCGGTAGCGATTGGAAGAATGTACACGCCTCCCTCGCCATTTGACAACCGTTGAAACATTTCAGCAGTGATAATACCGTCTGTTTCTTCTGTCGCATAAGGAAGTTCTGTCAGTGCATTTTCTAAGCCTAGATCTGCTTTAGTGATAATTACTGCCCCAGTATATCCATTAACAGATAATACTTTTGATTGACCCGCAATAATTTTTTCTAATCCTCGAACAGCGGATGCATGTGTAATAGGATAAAACTGACGTTCCACGCCATTTTCATCGGTTTCCATCATTCGTTTTGCTTTAACCACTTATTTCACCCACTTTTTCAAACACATAAGCGTTCTGTTTTGTATCATCAACTGTTGCGATAACCAATGCCCCATCGATCGCAGGATAATCAACTGTTCCAACAATTTCTGTTTCATGATTCAGTGAAAAAGCATCATCTTGTAAAATAATCAAGTCACTTATTTCGCCATATTCTAACGTATATAAGCGTTTCTCTAATTTCTGATACAAATATTCCATATCTGCCAATAAACGTTCAGAAATTGAATTATGGCGCACTCCTTGAATGTCTACACGTGCATCCATTAGCTCGGCTAACATCGTACCGCCAGGATCAATCGTTTTTAAAATATCTTTGATTGATTCGAACCATGAAGTGAAATCTGTTTTTTGCGCATCTCGCCACGCTTCGAACTCTTCTTTTCTAGCATTCATCCAATCAGTAAAATCGCCCTTATTTTCGTTGATAAAAGCGGTCATGTCCGCGATTAAATCTTCAATGGACTGCCAATAAGAACCCATTTCACCTTCTGTTTTCGAAGCAGCATTCACTACAAAGTAAGAAAAGTTTTGCGTTGCACCAATCAGGTTATCACCTTTATGAATACTGAAATATGCTTCTTGTCTGTGTAACGACTGCATAGAATATTCATCAAAGGTATACTGAATAATCCCTTTTTTGGCATTCACAATTTTTGCTGAACGTTGAATCGGATATTTATTATCAATAACCGATTCAAAAAAAACTTCGCAACCTGTTAAATCAAGTGGCCAAGCATTTTCAACTAGTATGGCTTCTAAGACTTCTGTGTTTCGATTTCCTTGTCGTACATTCTGAATCCCAATGTAATTGTAAGGTTCAGTTGTACTTAGCGTTGCTTGCCATTTAACCATTGAAAAATCCTCCTTTCGTTATTTTGGTGGAATAACAATCGATTGAATAGAATTAGCAAAATATAATCGGTCATATTTTGCGACAATTTGTCCTTGCTCGGCATTCTGTTCTATGGTTTGGATACGTCCGTTATTTAAGCCGTAAATCACGCCCGTGTGACCATATGTTGGGTCTACTGTCCAACCTGTTCCCCATTGGCCACCTCGTCTAATATTGACGATTGCTCCTACTACTAAATCTTGATACGTTGGATTTTGGATTACTCGCCAACCTACCGCATTCCAATCATATGCTTCACCAATATCTGCAGCAGATGATGTATCACCAATTACATGTGAAAAGCCATAAATTGTTCCTGCACCTAAACCACAGCCGCCCATAAAACCAGAATATTCGGCTGGAACGGCATAACATTGCCCATTACCAAGCCATTTGCCCATTAAGGTCTCCAAATGTTCTATGCCAGCTTTTCCTGTTGCAGTAGAAGCTTTCAAATCTTTGAATTTGTCATACCATACTTGTGCATAGGTTTGTCTTTCTGGATGTGCTGCAGCTGGACGTTCAAAGTTTAATTCAAACGCATAAGCAGCTGTTTTAGGTGAGCTGACAACTTTAAATTCATCAACTGTTAATGGATTTACTTGTCCTAACCATTGCCCATTGAACATACACCAATTAATTAATTGAGCTTGGGCTAATGACGTCCTATAGTCTTGTTTGATACCTGCAGCTGCGATTAAGCGTTGTACATATTCTCGGCCATTCCAAGTTGGTGCGCCTACCAATGGATACGCTGAACCATCCCATTGAACCCATCCGTAAGCTGGACCGCCTATTTGCTCGGTATCTGGGTTCATACTTGGACCAACTTCTCCTTGTACATTTCCAAGGATACCTGCAGCAGCTGCTTTGCTGTATCCGTTAGCTAATAGGTAACTCCATAAGTCCCAAGCAAATTTATCTGCATCGCTTGTAACTTCTGATGGATAACCACCTGTACCAGCTCCAGAACCACCACCACCATTTTGACCAGGGATAACTTCTTTGCCGCCCACAATCAATCGATCAACTGTCAGAATTGCTTTACTTCCATTCGGACCAAAAAAGTTAAAATTATTTCCAACAAAAAACTGTGTAGGACCAGTAATTAAATGTCCTGTTCCTGATTGGTTAGACAAACCAATAATTTTTTGGGGATTATCTGCGACTAATAGCAATGAATTCCCATCAGAAACTACAGGATTTCCATTTTTATCTACTACCCCTGGAAAAGGATTTCCTTTCGTACCAATTGTCCCAATATGACTAGAGCCATTCCAAAATTCCATCCCTTTTTTAGTCAATTCCATGATTTTTTTCTTATTGTTCCAAATTTGCAAAGCACCAGCTACTAATTTTAGTACATCGTCTGTTGCTTTATTAAAGCTTGTTTGTAAAACATTCGCGTTAATAATGCCCACTTTAATAAAATCAGCAACGATTTCTCCCTTAGAAGTCATAGCAAGTTCGAACGGACCATTCACGCCGTTGGAGGAATAACCCAAACCATTTAAGTTCCAGCGCCACACACGTTTTGCGGTAGCTACTTTGTTTTTGTCCATGATAAGAATTTCAGACGGGGCCTTTTCTGGACGAAAAACGACATGTCCACCACTGTTTCCAGTAATCCATGCCGTTGCATTTAAAACATTTTGTACTAATGTTTCTGTTCGATTATCAATTTTTTGTTTTAGCTCTTGAGTTTGATTATTTACTGTTGAGGTGTAAAGTGATAAATCATTCCCCAAAACAATATTTTTAAATTTGCCTAAAGTCGGAAACCAAGTATATTCCACCATGCGCTCCGTTACTTCAATATCGACTTCTTTTGCTCTAACATGTACTACATCACCAAAATGCAAAGAAGAAAGCTCTTCGTACATGTCTTCATACTCCAAAGTGTGTTCTAATGCTACCATGCTAATAGTGTGCGTTACTTTTGGTTCATGAATGCGGTCTTTATCAAACAATGACTGGCCCCATTTTTTAAGCTCATCAACTGTTTTACATTCCGAATTTTCACGTTTTCCAATTCTTCTGTTACTATCATTTACACCAGCAATTTCTAAAAAGCCATACGTGATTGGCTCTTTATCTTGGTCATAATCATTGTCTGGTACGCCACCGATAAGAAAAAGACTGTTTATAATTGATTCGTCGTCATAGTCCTCATCTATAGCTTCCAAATTAATTCCAAAATCAATTCTAAAGCCATTATCTGCTCCAATTTGTTTTACTAATTTCAAATTAAAGTTATCCATCTCTAATTCTCCACCAGTAACACCTGTTAAATTTTGATTGCCATTGTTAGAACCAATAATTGCATCGATTGGACCTACTTGTTTTGCTGTAAATTGATGTGTAGTACCGACATTCGACAAATAGTTAAACCGTTGCTTAAACGTTAATGCAGCCTTTAAATTATTCATAATTTGCGTGCCATTTCCGTTAGCAGTGAACGAATCAATAATGAAATTCTTATTTGCCATAAAACCAATGTGTCTCGCTGTCACTGAAACTGACTGCAGATTTTTTTTAATATTGTAAATCTCAAAATATTGATATGATCCATCTTCAACTTGTGCCTTTAGAAAGTTTCCTTTTTTTAAGTATGAGCGATACTGGCCATCTCTTGCATAGTTACCATAGAATCGATACACACCATTTAACACACGGTTAATTTCTGGTAAATCTTGCCAATCTGGCAAAGCCATTCCGTTATCGTTTAAATTTTCAGGAATAGCAGTATAGGCATAAATAAAATTTTGTGTCATAAATACGCGCTCCTATTCCAAAACTTAGCTTCTATAAAATTTCCTGATATATTTAATTTATTTTGACCGGGATTCGTTTTTATCCAACTGCCGCGTGTAAATAGTGGATTTCCTTCTTGTATTGCTTTTCCCTTTTCGGTATCAATAGTGACGATTCCTGATTGTGTACGCAAAATCGTTAGTGAGTTACTACCAATGTTTAACGTAATATCGCCACCTTTTGAATTAATTTCGATATAAGGAAAAGCAATTTCATCACCGTGATCAGTAATTTCAATTGATTTTGTTTTAATCACTTTTGGTTGTTCGTTTACTTTTCTTTTGAACGGTTGACATCTAAATTCAACGTTAAAGGTATAAAAAACACCCCATTCATTTTTGAATGAAGTTGGTTTACTCATTGTACAAATAGCATCTAAATATTTATCTTCATCATTGTGAGTAATAAGTTTACTTTTACCAGTTAACCATCTTTTGACTGCCGCTAAATTTTCATATGGAATAGTTACATCTTCAATTTCATAATCAAAGGGTTCATAATCATTGAACGTTTCATTAAATTCACCACTTCTTCCGATAATCGAATACGTTTCATATCGTTTATTTGGTAAAACCTCTGACAGCTCATTTTCGATAATGCACCCCATATCACGAACTGCATTCAAATCTTTCCAAATGAAATTTGGTTCATCAGGATTCATAAAAATCACGTTGGAACACCTCCTAAGTCATAGAAAGCTTGCGCACTTGCTTTATAAAGCTTGCGATTCATTCGATCTAACTCACTCGGATTATTTGCATCTACTTGGCCAATATGAACATGTTGCTCAATAGTGTTGCCACTTTTCAAAGCACCACCAATTCCACGAGCTTTTTCTTCTGGTGACAATGGAGTTACTGTTGTCTTGCCGTTTTTAGCGGTTAATAGTTCAGGACCAGCTTCACCAACAATGGCTTGGCCATTTAGAATAGTTCCACCTTCTGCTAAATAAGGGATTTTTCCAATATGAAATCCTTTACCGCCAATTCCTGGCACCCATTTAGGTATTTTTATATTGTTTAATCCACCAATAAATCCATTGATTAACGTAATCATGGCATTGATTGGAGCTTTAGCTACTGCAGCGATACCTTCAAAAATACCACCAAAAATGTCAACAACACCTTGCCACGCTCTTGACCAGTCTCCAGTAAATACTCCCGTTACAAAATCAACGATACCGCCAAAAATACGCTTAATTGCATTTACGTAATCGCCAATAATTTTTGCAGCCCCATCCATGGCACCACCAATAAATCCTGTGATGAAATCAAAAGTAGATTTTGTCGTATCTTTCAAAACATTAAATACACCAACCACAATATCTTTAATTACTTTAAAGGAGGTATTGATAAAATCCCTAAACCAACCGATTTTATTATATGCAACTACGATTGCAGCTACCCAAGCGGCAACCGCCGCAATTACTAAACCAATTGGCGACGCAATAAAAGCAATAACTGGAATTAAACTACTAATGGAACTAGCAAGTGTTCCTAAAACTACTAATACTGGACCGATAGCAGCAACAACACCAGCTATTTTCAGTATGGTTTGCTTTTGACTATCTGTTAAACTTCCAAACCATTCTGAAACTTTTTTTATTGCATCCGTTGCAGCTTGAAATGCTGGTAATAATGCTATTTGTACTTGTTCTCCAAGTTCACCCATTGCTATTTTAAATTGATTTTGTGCCAACTTTGCTTGGTCAATTGGATCAAGAATATCACTAAACGTCTGATCCACAGTACCAGCTGCGTTTTTTGCTGAATCTGCTAAACCATCCATTGACAACGCTCCGCTATCAATTGCTTCTACCATTTTTGAAGCAGCTTTAGTTCCAAAAACTTCACTAGCAATAGTAAGTTTTTCTTGTTCCGTTGTGGCCCCTTTAATAGATTCAATTGTTCCACTAAGCCCTTCTTGCATGGTTTTATTATCTTTCGCATATACAACACTAGCTTTTGCCAAATAGCCAAGAGTTCCTGCTGAATCAATACCGGCTTTTTCCATTTGACCTATCAACATAGTTGATTCAGAAAAACCAAGTCCCATAGCTTTGAGTTGGGGCGCACCTCTATTTACTGCATCAAATAACTGATCTACCCCTACTCCAGTATCTTGGCTAGTTTTAGATACTGAATCTAAAATCATTGGCAAATCCTCAATAGACAACCTAAAAAGGTCCATTGATTTTTTTGCATTGATAGTTGATTGAGAAACATCTGATCCATTAATTTCTGAAAATTTAAGCATTCGGCCTGTTGTATCTTCCAATTGCTTATCCATTAAGCCAAATTGAGTATTTACTTCACCAATACCAGTTGATATATCTTGCATATCCGCGGGTATTTGACCTGCTACTGTTTTAAAACTTGCTTGTAAAGATTCTAGCTGACTACCAGTAGCCCCTGTTGCTGTTGTTATATTATCCAAACATTCATCTAATTCTTTGAATGCGGCAATAGAAGCAGCACCAATTCCCATAATTGGTGCTGTTAATCCAACAGACAGTTTTTGCCCAACTGATTTAATTTTGTCTCCAGCTTTTTCAATTTTGGCTAGTTTTTCAGCTGTTTTTATTGATAAATTACCTTGCTCTTTCAAAGCTTCATTGGTACTTTGCAATGCAGAACGCAGTTTATTTTCACCTGTTTCTGATTCCAATAAACGCTTATACAGCTTTTGTGATTGCTCTGAATATTCACCAGTTTCTTTTACTGATTTTTCATATTCTTCACGTAATAATTTTGTTCTTTGTTCAGCTAAAGATAATTGTTTTTCTAATTTTTTCTTTGTAGCTGTTAGTTTTTCAGTTTGAGTTGCATTTTTATCCATTGCGGATACCTGGTTTTTGTACTCGGTAGCCGCTAAGTTCATTTCTTTATTAATGTCTTTAATTGTTCGTGAATAGTTTATTTCTCCATTCATCTTGAAATTTAAGACAACATCGGATTCTTGTTTTGACACGTTAGCGCTCCTTTCCTACCACCAAGGACTTTTATCCATTGTCACACTTCTAGGTGGTTCAAACTCCGTATTACTTACTAACCACTGAATATATGACTTAAGCCACAAGTTGGGAGTTGCTTTTAAAAAGAAGTCCTCACTCCATCCCAAAAGAGTGAGAGCTACATATAAATAAAAAGCCCACGGCGTTCCTATTTCCGTTGAGGCTTTTTCTTTTTGTTTTTCCTTTTTTTCGGAGTTTGATAATCTTGTGGCTTCTTGGATTTTTTTAAGTCTTCAACTTGAAAATTCTGCTTTGCAAATACTTCCATGCATGCACCATAAATTTCAACAATTGTGGCACTCATGCCTAAAAACTTAAAAATGGTTTCTGGCGTTTCTTCCAATCCACCAGTTCTTAGCATGCCATAAATCAACGCACGCATAATTTTTAAATCAGAAGCTGATAAATCTTTTGATGAAATACGACCACCACTTTTGTTAATCATTTCATTCATATCTGCTTCAAATTTTGAATAGTCATCATCATAAACATCAGCAATATACTCCATTGTTTCCATCGTTAACAAAATGGGAAACTGATGCCCTTGAATAGTAACTGTGGGTGTATCTGAAATAACAATCCCATAATCCGCTAATTTTGCCATTATTCACTGCCACCTCCACGTGAAGGACCTGCTAGTTTCTTCCATTGTTCTTCGTCATAAACAGGTTGTGCGATAAATTTTTCAAATAGTTCTATTGAAGCACTATCCCGATTAGAATCAAAACTTGAATACATAACATTATTGTATGTTAAACCAGTTGAAACAAAGTTAGCAGTTACATCATCAATTTTGGTTTCATCTTCTGCAGTAGTGTATTCTTCATCAATAACATTTGATAACTGCGTTTTAGGATACCAAACAGCTTTTTTTCCACCATCTTCAATATTTCCGATAAACCCAAAGGCAAAATAAGGAAATTCTCGCGCAGTGTTTTTACCAAAAGTCACTCCACTTTGAGCGATTAATCCTTTTATTTCATCCATCACCGCAATAGGAATGCCCACATGATCTAGCGCAATTTCATGTTTCGTTTCACGACTTACGCGTCGGAACATTTTACTTGATGCCCATTTTTCTAAAGCTGTTCCATTCCCTTTAATTCCTAATTTTGTGGCTATTGGCAAACGAACAACTTCTCCAAATGCTGGTTCTGTACCTACTGCATCTTTTGTGGTCATCATGGCAATTAAGATGTCATCTAAGCCTTCAAAATAATACACATCTTGTTTTCCCAATTTACTCATCCTTTCCATAAATCTAATATTTGTTGAGTCATAATTTTTTCAATTTGATCTTTATTTTGTTCAAATGTTCTACTGGCAAAATGTTGCGCTTTTTGATTTACTGTTCCGTTTTCAGCGAATCGCCAGTAAAAGGCTGTATCTTCAAAAGCTACTTGTACTTCATCATCTTTAATATTTACTTTCACTTGATCAACCATGTGCTTCTTTTTTAGAAGCGATTTAGGTATATTGGGTAGTAATTTTTCCATATAAAAATTAGCTGCAGCGGTTAATGATTCTATTGATAATTTTGTCGCATCTACTTGCGAAAGCTTTCCTAAATAGTCTGCCATATCTGCAAAACCATTATTATTTTCCATCTTCAATACACCTCACATATGTGTAAAAATTTGTCACAGTATCATCATTTTCATCGCCTTGAATGCCTACAAAATCAGTGTAAGGAATACCAGCTTCCTCCAATGCATTTTCTAAAGCAATTAAATTCTTTTCAGTACCTGTTGTATAAAAAGAGATTTGATAGTAGGGCATTCGTCTATGCACTTTAGACGATGCCATTTTTTTACCTTGACTAACGTTTGAATAAACAATATATGGATAGTCCGTTCCTTTTTCCGCTTTATCACGTGTCACAGGTACGCCTACTGTTTTTAGCGCTGCCCTTAATTTTTCAAAACTAATCGACATAAGCCAAACTCAACTCCATTTCTCGTTTATCCATATTTGTGTAAATACGAGTGATTTTATAGGTCACAGAATCGATTCTAACAGCGCTAAACTTTTCTGTGATAGATTTATCCAATCTCACTTTAATCCGTCTGACAACGTCTGTTTTGGCTTGCTGTGAAAGATATTTTTCTTGTGCAGTTACTCCAATATCTTCGTACCATAAAAGCCTATTAAGTTTATAGGTCGTAACTACTTTATCGTTCGAATCTGTTTCTTCTTTTACATTTAGCAAGTCCGCTTTCCATCGAAACCTATTCGTCTGCCTCTTCGGCATGTTGAATCACTCCTTGGATGATAAATGGCGTGATCGCATTCAACGCCTTATCTAATTCATCTTCTGAAACACGATATTCATAAGCAATACCAGCAACCATCAAAATTAAATATTCTTCTTGCCCTCCAGTTGCAGTTTTTACATAATTTTTTGCCATATTTAAATAAAAAGAGAGCATGGAATCATCCATCCCCTCTTCAAAATGAATATGTGCTTTGAATTTTTCTTCTAAAGATAATGTTTCAGCTTCGTTATTCACATTAACCACCTACTGGTTTTGTAATTTCATAACGATAAACAGCTGGCTCGAATGGTGAGTAAACTAATTGGCCATCTAACAAGTTGTAAATTTGGAACCCAACTTGATTTTTTCCAGAGAATTTTTCAACCAATTTTTGAATTTCTAACGCTCCAATAACTTCTTGAATTTTGAAAGCAGAAAAATCACCAAAATATAATACTGGTGTATCTGGTTCACCTTTTTTATCTGCTGCATCGGTCCAATCAACTGGATAACCAACTAATTGATAACCAATACCACCTTCTGCTTGCGTGAATGGTCGTAACAATGGGAATCCATCATCTGTTTTCATTTTTTCAATAGCAGTTAAAGCTGCACGATTAATAATAAAACGACCTTTTTTCATTACTTCTGTTACTGGTGTATTTTTAAATTCAATCAATGCATCATATAATTTTTGACCAGCACCTGCAGCTGTTAAATCTACAGGTTTTTCAAATGCAACAGCTTTTTTAGCTAAAGCTCCTGGATTTTCATTTCCTGCATCGTCGCCATTAAACATATAATTAATTTCTTTGCGAACATATGCTTTTTTCAATTCTTCTACAACAATATCTTCTACTGGCACACCAGACATTTTTAATAGTTTTTTCGTTACAGTTGCCAATGCATCAAATTCTGCTGGATCAAGTAAAATTTCGTCAAATTGAATCGCTGTTTCAGCAATATCTGTCGTACGTTCTTTTTTGTTTACATTAGCCTCTGCTTTTTTCACAAGAATTGGATACTTCACATCACCAGCCGTGCGAATCACCGTTCCGTATTTACGCAATAAGTTTTCTTCTTGAGCATAAGAAATCACTTCGGAGGCAATCACTTCTGGTACTGTCACTGAACCATTGCCTGTTTCAATACCTAATGAACGTGCTTCACTTTCTGAAATATTACCAATAACAAAATCAGCAAATGCTTTACGAATTTGTTTTTCACGTTGTTCATTAGACATCGCATGTCTAGCCTCCATTCCTTCATGAATTGTGCGTAACAAGCCATCACGCTGTTCTTGACTAATCATGCCGCCACGATTTTCTTCGTTTTTATCATTGTTATTTTCGTTCGTATCTTTTTCACGATCTTCTTTATTTTTATCATCAGTATTATCGGATTTAGCGGTTCCATCATCGCTTTTACCGTCACCAGATTCTGAATTATCATCCCCTAATTCAGCTTTAATGGCTTTTAATTCATCGATTAAACCATCAATTTCTTCATTAACTGAATCTAAATCTGCTTCACGCACTTCTCCAGATTCAATTTTGCCTTGTAAATCACTTAATCGTTTCTCGTGACGAGCTTGTAATTGACGCAATAATTCTTTGTTCATAATAAATTCCTCCTACGCTTCAAGCGCTGTTTTAATTTTTTCAATTAATTTTTTTCTAGTTTTAATATCTTGCTTCATTTCTTGTTTGTTTCTTGCTAGTGCTGCTTCTGTATCTTCGTAAGCAGGCAAAGAAACAATAGAAACTTCATACAATTCGACTTCATGGATAGTTCTTAAAACTGGGTCTGAACTATAATCCCAAGTTTCTTCCGTTGGATAAAAACCAAAGCTACACTGATTAATGTCCCCACGTGACATTGATTGAATCAAGTCATTGGCAACAGTTGTATTGGGCAACTCAACTTCAAATCGTAGTCCCTTATCATCTTCTTCAAGTTTCAAAGTTCCACTTCTTGTGCGCCCTAATACTTTGCCCCAGTCATGATCGAATAAACAACGAACATCAGAATTTGACAAAGCACGACTGAAAGCTCCAGGCTTAATCACTTCATTTAGGCCTTCCCATAATTCTGTTGGACTATTAAACACCGCCGCATAGCCAGTAACAATCTGTGTTTGACTATCTTCTTCGCTTCTTGTTTTAAGGTTTGTGATGTCAAATGTCCGAATTTCCTGTTTCTTCATTCTTACCACCTCCCTTCAAGTCATCCTCTGTTGTCAATGAGTTATCGGTAGCATTCTTTTTGCCGATTTCTGTTAAATCATTTGAAATATAGACGGCTTGTGTTGCTTCAGTATTTTGTCTAGGAAAACCAAGCATTTCTGCCACATTATCAGGACTGGTAATACCTGTTCGAACAATGTTGTACCCAATGTTTGTTTTGGTGGAATAAGGTACAAAGTCCAAAATATTAATTTTCCATTCCACTCGATAACCAGAATTAGGCATAAAAAAAAGAGCCGAGTAATGCTCGCTCTTATTTTTTAATATTGGTTTAATTGCTTTGTTGTGCAGATACATCATTGCTTTTTCAATATCTGTTCTCATTAATGCTTGATAAGTATTTACATCTATTCCTAAAAATTTTCCTAGGTCTTTTTTATAAACACCCAAATAATTAAGAATAGCTGCATCATCAATTGGGCTTTTTAAAGTATCAATTGAGTATCCTTTACCTAAAGGAATCATTTTAACTGAATGACTATCATTATCTTGCGTTTCCTCCAACTGGTTTAAAATAGCTTTTACTATCTTTTGCTGCGCGCTGTTATTTGGATTGATATGCGCATCCAGCTTTAACAAGAAAGCAAGCAAGCCGCCTTTCTTATATTTTTCTGTCAAAACCTTTTCAGCACTTAAAACACCTTCTAGCGTGCTTTTTGCAAGATCAATAATTCCAGCACCTTTTAAGGAATCCACACCAATATTTTTTATATGACGAATCATACTCCCTGGTATTGGTTGGCCATTCATTGAAAATTTTTCAATCAAACGATCATCTAATTTCGTTTGAACACCATATCCTAAATGTAACTGGTCATTATCTGTAATAGGAAAAGCTTCTCCATTGATTAACAATGTATTTGTTTCAAGCTTTGCAAATTCAAAACCAGTTAAATAATCATTAGGATTTTTCAATATGTTTAGCAAGAAATGGTTTTTGACTTCTTCGCCATCAGGGCCAATTACTACTGGCTCTGCTAGTGCAACTTGATTAGAAATATCTTGTACCAATTCATAAACATCAGACGATTCCATAATAGAAGAATCGTTAACAAAACGTTGTGAATATCTTGTTACATTGCCATAAATATCTTCAATCCAGCCACGCTTTTCCAAAAATCCATATACAGCATTTGAAAGTCTATCTCTTAGCTTCAAAATCTCACCGCCTTTCTATTATCGATAGATAGAATCTAAATATTCATCCATATCATCTTCTTTGACATCAATCATTTGATCCATTGTTTCCTTATGCGCACAAAGGAAAGCAACAAATCCATCGATCTTTCTCTTTGACTGGTTTTTACTTGGTACTTTACGGCCTTGAAAATCCATTTTGACAACCACATTTAAAGCGCAATACAAAAATAAAGGATTATCAAACATAATCCTTTGCTCATAAAATAATCGCTCGGCATCTTCAAGCGGCGAGTTCAATACTCTTGCGTACTGATCAACTTGCACACATTCCAAGCCTAAATTTTCCAATTTTTCAACTAATCGGTCACTCATCGCTGGATCATAATTGACTTGTTGAACATCATAAAAATCCATGCAATCTTCAATAAAATGAAATATTTGTTCTTGATCAATTAACTTACCATCACAAAATTCAACAAATCCTTGTTCTGCTAATTCAGAATACGGCACATTATCTTCCTTTTCTCGAAAATCAATATTTTCACTAGGAATAAAATATAATTGTTTTACTTTGAGTATCGCTTTTCCTTCGGCATCCCATGTAGGAAAATTTAATGATACGCAAGTTAAATCTCGGCTTTTAGATAAGTCCAAACCAATCCAACATGGCTCCCCACTTAAGTTTCCTAATTCATTTGTAGGAACCAAACACGGTTCCACTTGATCTTGTTCAAAGAAATTATCTGCACCATTCACAAACACATCTAAATGCTTCGTTAAAAATTCAGCTTTCGAGTGAGCGGAACGTTGCGCAGTTTTAAAGGCTGATTCTAAAGCAGACAAATCAACAGATATTCCCCAGTTAGGATTGCACATTTCCCAAACTTTTCTATCTGTCCAATCGTATCCCTTATTTGGTTCATAAATCAAAACAAAGTTTGAATCATTATCATCGCGCTTCAAGACTTCTTTTGCTTCTTTATAAACACGAATACCAACCGAACTACTTCCTTTACCCGCTGTAGAAATATTAAACATTAACGGTTGTGGCAATGAAATTTGTGCAGATTTAAAGTTATCGTACTGCTCCATTTTCTCTTGTTTATGCAGCTCATCATTTAAAACAAAATATGGATTGGAACCTTCTATGTTATCAATGTTTTTTGTCTGAACAATAAACTTATTTGTATAAGCCATATCTCCATGTAAATAGTCATACGTAATACTTGAAACAGTGCCTTTTGGACCTTTAAATATTTTAGTCCCATCTAATAGCACTGGATTATTTAGGATAGTAGCTGCAAAAGGCTTAGCAGCATACTGGGCTTGCGCAAAATCAGAAGCACATGCATAGCAATCGACAGATAAGGCACCTTCGCCATACATAGCATATCCCAACGCCCCTACGGCTATTAATGTTTTCCCATTTTTCTTTGGTATTTGTACGTATGCCTCACGAGTAACACGGACTACTTGCCCTTTTTCATTTTCTTTTACCCAGCCATAAATCCAAGAATAAATGAATTTTTCCCATGGCTCTAAAAGAAATGGTTTACCTACCATATCGCCTTTTGTATGAACAATAAAAGATTCTACCCAGTCCATCATTTCATTTGCACGATCAACATCAAACCAAATATCTTTTCGTTTCTTCCATCGATACCAACGATCTATTGCTAAACGAACCGTTTTCGGATATTTCTTAGGATGTTTTCGAACTTCTTTCGCAAATAAATCAGCATAATTTACACCAGGTTCAATCATGTTTCATTCCCTGCCTTTTTACGCCATTTTTTCCGATGTTCTGCCAATTCATCTACAGGCTTTTCTTCTGGCCGTTTCATTTCTTCATCTGCTCTAGCTGTTGAACCACCAGTAATTTGTCTGCCTGTTTTTGACTTATTGGTCAATCCTAATAAATCCAATGCTTTCATTTTTTTATCGGCCCAAACTTCGACTTGTTGCGCTAATGGATGCTTGCTATTGTTAGTAGCTCCAGCCTTGTTTGTTGTTTTTTGGGTTTCGGGAAATCCTTTTTCTTTCCACAGCATGTATTTGTATTGGTAAACTTCAAAAATATCCAAGTATGATTCAATCAATGGATCAAGAGTAATAGTGTATAAATCAGACTTGCGCATAATTTCTAAAATTCGCGTTTTTTCGTGATTAACTTTTTCATCAATAATCGCTTTGCGTTGCGCTTTTGTGGTCATTTTTTATACCCCCCCTTTTATTTTTAAAATTTTTGACCTAACGACACGCGTGACTGCCCCCTACCCTATCCCCCGACAAAAAATTTGAATCGAATTTGATAGGGGGGCTTCATTTTTTAAAATAAGATGGAAAAACTTTTTTCTCATCTGCTTCATTTTCTTCAATCACATGACACTTCGGACACAATAAACGAACATTGTTTGGATCAAGTTTGAGCATTTCGTTCTTCTTGATTGGTATTATATGATGCCGATGTGCTTGCCTTCCAAACACAAAACGACCACACCTTTGACAACAGCCGTTTTCTCTTGCATAGACAAAGTCAGCGACATCTTGCCATGCTTTTGTTCGATAAAATGATTTGTTGTCATGATGATAAACATTGCTTGGCTTTTTCTTTTTTCTAGACTTCCTAGCATGTTCGGAACAATAAGCCCCTTTTTCTGTTGTATTAGAGCAACCTTCAAACTGACAATAGCGCATTATTCAGATTCTTTAATAATATTGAGAATTTCACCTTTTGCACGTACAGCACTTGGAATCTCAATACTTTTTCGTTTTGCATATTCACGCAATTCTTTTACATTCATTTCTTCTAATACAACAGATTCATCATCAGACGGAACAAGCTCATCTTGTTCTTCATCATCATCAGCACTTGCAGTTGTTAATAATCGTTCGCCTTTAATCCCATTAGTATCAATCGTTACATTTCCTACAGTGATTGGTAAACCACTAACATATAAATCAGCTTCTTTACTTAGCATTGATTCGGGATTTTCAGTAACTTCAAAATCAGGTTCTTGGCCTTTAGGAACAAACACATTTCTTTTTTCTTCGGTATCCCAATACTCTGTGCCAGATGCTGAACTTCTAGTTAATACACGCATTGTTTATCTCCTTTCAAAATGAAAAGACGACAACTAAATGAATAGCTGCCGTCTTTGATATTTTTTGACAATATCATAGTACCTCATTTTTTTAGATATAAACATGAGATAAAAGTGTTATCAAAATGAACTAAAAATGCTATAAAAATGAAGTGTTTTACTCATCAACATTGATTGTTTCTAAAGCTTTAGCATATAGAAAACCACAATGTCTTATTGAATAATGCTTCTCTTCCGCAATTTCTTCTAGTGTTTTTATTTCAATAAAATATGCTTCAAGTATTTCAGCAAAGCGAAAATCATCAAGCGTATCAATACAATCTAAAATTTCTCGTCTGACTTTTTTAGATGTGTTTGTTAAAGTATCAATTCTATGCTGTAGCTCTTCTTTCTTTTCCAATAAATCATCTTTTGTTATTGGTAAACCTCCACTAGGCATATCAGACATTACTTTTGACTGTAAACCTACCAAACGTTCATTTACAGAAACAAGCTGCTCTTCTAATCGATTGATCCTTGTAAGATAGTTTCGATAACGTTTAAGAAAATATTTTTTCTTTTTTGTTTCGTCTTTCAACTTCTCACCCCTTATTCTAAAAAGTGTGGCTGTCCCTACTTTGTCCCCACTTTTATTTTAAAAGTAGGGACATGCAAAACCTTACTCTCTCAATGGTTTTAACTTGCAAGCCCCAGAAGCCTCACTTTTTTTGATTATCTTATATATAATATATATACTATTATTCTTCTTTTTTTCTTTAAGTAATAAAAAAAAGTAGGGATAGTAGGGACAATAGTATATAAAACCAATAACACCAATGGTTTTCACGAGCCCTACTTTTGTAAAAAAAGTAGGGCCAAAGTGGGGCTTTTTACGAAAAGTAGGGCTTTTACTCTATTTCATTAAATTTATAATAGTAATATTTTTTTCCCATCATTCTTCGTTGTGCTTTCTCATAGCCCAAAGATTTAAGACGTTGCGTAAATTTCGTTTGTGTATATGGCTTACTTCCAGATTCCTCACAAGTTTTCAAGTATTCGTCATAAACACCTTTTGTTGTCATATTCTCGTCAATCCCACATTGATGAATAAACGTTAAAATAGAATCACTTTCAACAAAATATTCTTCTGTGACTTTTGCGACAGTTTCGGAAGAGGAAAGTTGGCCACCATTGTTAATAATTCGCTCCATAGCTTTTAAAGCAAGATTTAATAAGTAAGACTTCGCGTTATCAGACGATAATTTTTCGTCAATTTTTGGGTCTGCTTTTTTGACTTTGTTTTCACATGGAATAATCACCACACGACGAGCAATCCCACCTGATTTATCTTTAAACGTTGGCATTTCGTTTGCTGTGAAAATTAACGTTGCTTTATTCTTTAATTTATACGGCTTGGAATAAATTGGCCGAACCATGATTGTATTTCCTGATGCCAATGTTTTAAAATTCATCGATTTTTCCATATAGCCAGCATCAATATCATCCCCGATGTTTACAAGCTTGCCTTCTAATTCCATCACAGACGTTTGGTCATTGAATTGCTCTAATGCAAGATTTAAACCTAAATCCCCAATAAATGAATTAAGCATTTCTAAAAAAGTGGATTTTCCATTTGCCCCAGATGAGCCAACCAAGAAAAATACTTTATGTGGAAAACCTGTAGTCATTAAAATATGACCAAGTAATTCTTCAACAATTATGCGTAAATCTTTCTTATCTGAAACAAGAAAGTTCAGAAATTCATCAACTGTCTTATCATATGCATCTGGATCGTAATCAACATCTAAAAAGAACGGTGTAAATTCTCTGGTGGACATCGGAATAATTTCGGCACCGTCTAACATGAAATCATTACGAAACTGAATTGGAAAATCTGCAGCTTCAATCAATTCACCTTTAATTTTTAATAAGTCTAAAATTTGTTTCCATTTCGCTGGCAGTAGTTTTATGCGCTTATCAATTTTTCGTAGTAGCTTGTTTTGGTCGTTAATCCAATAATTATCTTCTTTATGAAAAATAGAACCATTGAAAAACTTCACCTGAAATTCTTTAGCCAATGCCTCACTCGTTATAATCATGTCTTTTGGATCAAGATATAACTGCTCGCGAATTTCTTTCTCATTCACCGAATTAACCAATGCATGAATATCAGTAGCTGGCAGTGATTCTGCATAGACATCATTATTAATAAATTCAGCTATTTTCATTAATGTATCGTAATCAAGTTCGTACATTTCACGAACTGTCATTAAATGAGAATAGAGCGAACTGTTTCTTGCTCCTTCTTTCATGCCAGCAAGTACATTTTTTACTTTTACTGGCAATAATTCGAGTGGCAAGGTAGGTAAATCATCAAACATTTCAAATGTGCCATGCATTTTTCTAAGTTGGCCATTTTGTTTAATTGTTGCTGTTGATTTATTGCCTGTTTTGTAATCAACTAGCGCACCTGAAACCGTTAATTTCTTGGTCCAGTTTTTTAATAGAATTTTATGGCCATTGATTTGGACAGGTCGTTTATAGTAAAGGTGAATACCACGTTTGGTTTCAAAAGCCATAGTTGGATATTTTTCTAATATTTTACGGCCAATTTCTGGGAACTCATCAAAATCAACTACAACTGTTTCTTTGTTTAACAAAATAGCTGCATTATCTAATTTTGATAAATCAGTATAGAAATCATCCAAACTTTTTTGGCCTGGCTTTTTTTCCCCTGGGCTTAATTTTATAAAATTTAACACACTATTTTTTCACCTGCCTTAGAAAATATTTTTTTCAATTTGGTTAATATACCACTGAACATCAATATCTTTTTTTGTAGCTATACTTGAAGATAAAAATTTATCTGGTGATCCAGGTAATTTCGAGTGTAGATCTTTTTTTACTTGAAAAACGCCACCACAACTTTTGTTCGTAGTTGCAATTCCACACACAGTATTATTCATTTGTTTGTACGTTTGATTTACTCTTTGTTCGATGTGTTCAAAATCACCTTGTAATTTGCCAATATAATAAAAGTCTTCAATATCACCATTTTTGAATTGCTGAATAACAAAATCTTGTGGTTTGATGTTAGCAACTACATTTGCAAACACACCAGCACTGACAATTGGCATATTATTAGATAAATAAGTAGGTGGTGCAAATATTCCTTTACGAATAAAATCACCATCAGTTGTTTGGAACACATAATCATTAACCGCTTTTTGCCATACTTGTTTTATTGATGTGACAGACACAGTCACATGCAATTGTTCACACCAACGATTTAATAAATCCTGAATCAGTGGTTCCATGATTGGATTTATCTTTACAAGAATGCCGTCAGTGTTAGTTTGAATTAATTCTTCAACAAAGTGTTCCAAAACCAAAATCAAATGCGTAATGATTAATTGACCACTAACTGTTACTGAAAAAAACTTTTGTGGATCATACATAGCTGAATAAGGATTATTCATTGAGCCATTCACTGCGTTAATTAACGTCTTGTAAGTTAGTTTTTCTGTCTGAACCTTTTTATCGTACAAATCAGAAAAAGCACTAGGATTTTTTATACTTCTACTTAGAAAATTATTATTCAAAATAATAGTTGGAAAGAACTGCTTCACATCTATAAGTAAAAAATGTCCTTTTCCTTTATATTTTTCTTTTGCTGCATGCACCCCACCAAAACCATATATATGCGTTAACCCTGCTAATGTCATTTTGAACTTTTCCGTCTTGAGTTTTTCCTCTAGCGTATTCTTATAATTATTTTTTATTGATTCATAGAAATTTAACACGCGGTCAGGTAGTTCGTTCTTAGGTACATTTTTATCAATATCAAAAAATAAAATATTGGGGCGCTTCGGCATTTTCTTAGCTTGTAAAATTTCTGCAGCTAAATTTGCACGTGTTTTTGTCACAGATCGTGGTGATAAATCAAATTCTTTCACTATCTCGAATTTTGTTTCTAAATATTCTTCACGTTCTTCAAAAATCTTTTCGCATACGTCAATTCGCTTCTTGCAAAATTCTTCTAACGTTTGCGCTGAAATATCCATACGTAAATTAAACGCTATTTCTTCAATAGTGCAATTTCTGGCTTCTTGGCTTAAATCAATACAAAGCTGTTTTTGTAAAAAGGAACTTTTTCCATCAGTTAAAATTTTGGCCAAGAATTTATCTGTTCCACGATGATTGCCATAGCTAACAAGATAAGTGACAGATGAAAGAGCCTGTGTTAGGCTCTCTCTGTCATTTGCGATAGTATACGTGTTATCTGTTTTGAAAACTGCTAGCCAATCATTTTTATTTTGGTACAACCAATAAAAAGTAAACATTGGCCAAGCCCCTTTCTAATTATTAATGATTTTCAATTCCCAATCATCACCATCAAAAAACACAGATTCTAATTCCTCAAAATCATTTGTGCTTTTTATCAAAGATTTAAAATCCTTATTTGAACAAATATTTCCAAAACGTTTTAAAAAACGATGCTTAAAATTTTCATAATCACTGTAACTAAATTCAAAAACTTTAACAGTTGAAAAAACTCCGCCAGTTGTCAGCTCTAACTTTATATAATGCAGCGCCATAGCATAAACCTCCTAGTCTTTCATATAATATTTGGTTTCAAATCATTCGGCGTTTAGCGGTACCCCTTCCGCCCACTCTGGCACAAAGGAGCAAAAAGCTTTTTATGCGGACGCAAATCTCCGCTCCTTTCTTAATTTTTAAAATGGAATTTCTTCATCAGAAATAACAGACACATCATCGGCTTCTGATTCATCTTCATACGCAACAAAATCATAATTTTTATATGGTTTTGATGGGTCTTTTTTATTTGGTGATGAGGTAATCACTAAAATATATTGACTACCGATTACATCTTGAAAAGCTGCGGCAAGTGTTTCTTCATCTTCCCAATCATCATCAGTCAATTGCAAACCAACAACGCTTGCCAGTTTCCCTACTAATTTAATGTTTTTATTTAATACAAAAGCCGGCACTGCATTTTCATCAAAACCTAAGTTAATAAATTCCTTTCGCCCTGCAGCTTCACCAATAGTAACTTCATTCGCGAAAGACAAAGCTTCCCAACCGCTATTGAAAATTTTATGCTCTACATTTTCCAGCGTTACATCATATTCACCATCAGGAAGTCCATCAAAATCTCCTGCATTTGGATTATCTGTTTTTGGATCGAATCCTGCCAATACTTCGCTTGCTAAATCTTTTAATCCCATGTTAAATTCCTCTTTTCAATATATTTTTAGTTTTATTTTTTTTGTTGTCTTTTAAATTTTTGGTTTGATACGGCGTTGAACACTCGCTGTTTTTGCTGGTTCCACTTTAGATGCCGCTTGATTAACTGGTGCTGTCGCTTTTGCCTTTTGTTTAGTTGGCTTAGTTTCACTAACTTCATCAGTTGCTTTTTCACTGGGTGTATCTTCTGCTGATTTCAAGATATCTTCGTTTTGCTCTAATTGCTTAACGATTTCATCTTGCTTTTTCTTCGTTGTTTTTGCTGTTCGTCCAAAAACTCCAGTGATAGTATCTAAAATTCCTAGAATGGTTTCATCATCAACTTGATCACGCATATAGTCTTTGCGACGTGCTTTTGCTACTCGAATATAATTCTTTCCAACTTTTTTACATTGAATAGATAAGTCGCAATTACCATTTACAATATTTTGATGTTTTTCTTTCAATGAGGGAATCTCAATTTCTGTAGTTCCTTCAAGTTTTGTCGCATTTCTTGAAATGTAGATAACATTCATTGGTAATGATTTCAATTCAATGACCAGCTGTTGAAAAATGTTAGTAAATGCTGCATACCCTTTTCCGTAAGGAATATCACCCAAAGTTTCAACGTCTTCCTTGTCACAGATATATTGCTCTATCATTACTACAATATCGTCAATTACATCAAGAACCACTGTTTCGTAAGTGTGTTTTTCAGTCTGTAACGCAGTAATTAATTTATCTAGCTGATCAATCACTGAACGTTTAATCTTTCCGTTTGAATCTTTAATATTTCTAAGCTGAACGGATGGTACAGTGTTTGCTTCTGCATTTCCATCAGTGTTAAAAATAACTGGGTTTGGAAATTGTGAAGCTAAAAAAGATTTTCCAGACATTGTTGGCCCCCATACAAAAAAGTTTCTAGGCGTATCTTTTGGTACTTGCGGTTTATTTGGTGGTAGTATTGACATTAATTATTCCCCCTATTTTGTTTTCATATTCTTTTCTAGCTATTACAGCTTGTTCAAATTCTTTAAAGTAACCAATGTGTTTTCGTATGCCATTCTCATATATTCGAACTCTCCACATTGTTTTTTCTTTGCTCCAGCTAACACCTCTTACACCTGTAGTGCTACGTTTTGTAGGTGCTGATTTTACAAAGTTACCATTTTTGGATGAGTATTGAACATTCTCTTTTCTTCCCATCCATTCCAAGTTGGATACACAATTATTTGTTCGGTCGTAGTCTTTATGATTTACATCAGGAAGATTATTCGGATTTTCTAAGAAAGCTTGTGCTACTAATCTATGAACACGCATTTTTTTATTTTTCCCGTTTTTAGACAAAGTAACAATTAAATACCCTTTGCCATTTTTATAAGGCTTAAGAATTTTTCCTGTTTTCTTACTTCGTATGTCACCTTGCGAACTAACTTCGTAATATTCACAGTAATCTTTTATTGATTTCCACAAAGCTTTTTCTCCTTTCTCATGCTAAAAATCCTCCTTCAACAATTTCTTTACTACGTGCAAATTCTTCGGTCACTTGTGCTTCATAGTAATCACCAAAATCTTTATGGTTTTTAGAAACAATGTTTTGTTTAATCACTGATCCTTCGGTTTCATCAATAATTTTTTGAATTTCTTCTTCTGCTTCTTTCCGTGTAGTAGCATAAAATTTTCGTGTATTTTGTAATTTTCTAATCATGTTATTTTTCCCCTTTGCTTTCTGTAATTTTTATAGAACCTTTAACAGGTGATTCTTTTAAATACTTATTGTAAATATCAGGTTGTTCTTTTTTTAGTTTCGTACTATCTACGGATTTACGAGTGGTTGGTAGAATACGAGTAATCACAATGTCACCCGTATCAATCTTTTTAATATCTTGTTCTTCCATTTTTTGATAAAGAAGCTCACGGAACTCTTTTTGTTGTTCTTTTAATTGTTTAATTTTCTTGTTAAAGTCCAACATTTCAAGTTCAAAGCGTTCTACACGTGCAACTAATTTGTTTACATCATTCCCGATAGAATAATATTCAGTTTCAGTCATATCAGGTTTTTCTTTTAAGTATTCCACACGAATCCAAAAAGTTTCGATTGAATCCAGAATCTTTTCAATTTGTCCTTCATCGCGTTCAACTTCTTTTATTTTCAATAGTGAAGAATCAAATTCTAAATCAAAATCAGATGGTCTTTGATACATGGCTAACCAACCATAATCACATCCTGTTTGGTAGAAATAAAGTTGCATTTGAGCTTCATAAACAGCAATTGTTGGTTTTGTTCCATGTGTTTTAATTTCCAATAAAATTTTATTTTCGTTATCAATACCATCAACATTTGAACGAATATAGTCATCCTTATCTATAAATGTTTCTGGATGAAAATTTAAGCTATTCATGGTATTAATGTACTCACGTATAGCAGGCTCCATTTTGTTACCAAAATTTATATACGGATTGCTAATTTGTTCTGGTACTAAAATGCCAGCTTTTTCTTTGGCCAATTCAAATTGTGTTTTATATTTCGAAAGGCCAAGAATAACTGGTACATCTGAACCACCAACATATTGTGTACGTTTTTCAATCACATTTTTATCTTGCTTTTGCACACCAAACATGTTATTCCTCCTGTCTTTATTGTGTTATTATTTAATTTAAAAGGTGGTGATTATTTTGACATTCAAAAAGTGGTTAAAAACTTTTGAAAGTGTAGATCATCCAATTGGAGATTTAGCCAGAGATGTTCTATCTGATAAAGATTTTCCCAACAAGATTAATAGTGTTGAAGATATTACAGAGTATTTAGGTAGTAAGAGAGCATCAACTGCTGCAATTTCTACTGCTGAAAATGCATATTTATACTATTCTCTTGATGAAAATTTAGTTGCTTATGTTAATAACGAATTAGTTTGGCGAAATAAAGATTAAAGTTTCAAACTGGGATGGAAGTTCAATCAACTTGTGGTCATATTTTTTCATCAAAGTAATCATGTACTCTTGATAAATACCACATTGATAAGATTGAATTTCTTTCCTTTTTTTTAGTTCTTTTAATAACTCTTCTGTTGATACTTCTTTTAAATCCATCATTTTTACCATCCCCTCACAATTTAATTTTCATACCAATCTTTTTTTGCACAACGCATATAGGGATATCCAATTACGCTTGAATCTAATGAAACATATGTGAACACTTCATTACCATCAATGCTTTCTATATATTCTTCTAAAAACTTTCTTCGATCATACAGAGATAGTTTATTTGGAATAAGCACTGATTCTTCCGAATAAAATTTTCCTGTAGACTTAAAAAAAGTTAATTTGATTTCTAACCAATTTGTTTTATCTTCCATCTATTTTTCCTCCTGTTCACGCTCTAGAGGTTGTGTTACTTCTTCAAAGCTTATACACTCAATAACCTTGATAGGAACGAGCGACATTGATGGTAGATCGCCTATTGAAATCCATTCATTCTCATCATCTAAGAGCCCATCCAACCAACGATCTATTGTTCCTTGATTCAGATTTGATTCAATGTAAGAAATAACTTTGCCGCTTTTCAAATGTACACTAATTTTAATTTCCATTTATTCTTCCACCGCTTCCCATTCTTGTAGTCATATACAATTCTTCTGAAAAATCTTCTTTGTTTTCTAAGGCTTGGTAAACAGCTTGCTCAATTGTCTGTTGCGTTATAAAACGATAAACCGTTACTTTCTTAGTTTGACCATTACGATAAGCTCGCCCCAGCGCTTGACTGTAATCTTGATAAGAATAAGTTGGTGTGTAGAAAATAACTGTATTCGCATATTGCAGTTCAATTCCTGCGCTACCAGCCATATATTGAACAAAAGTGACACTATTCTTCAATGATTTCCAAGACTGCTTTGGCGGTAAATTAGAGTGCTTGCCGTTTACTTCAAAAAATGTTTTATTTTTAATTTTTTCTTTCAATGCTTCAATTTCTTTTTGATAGTAATAGAAGATAATGATGTTGTTTTCTGTACCTTCACAAAGCATTTGGGCATAGTCTAATTTGTCTTTTTGGTTCGCATAGTATCTCAACCCATGAGCCAATTTAGATGGTGTATCATATTCTTCATCACCTAGTACCCTATCTTTGGCCACAGTCATATACTCTTTACTCTTTTTGAATTTCACATCTTCAAAAATCAATGGCGGCAAATCTAATGCTTCATCTTTCGATATTGAAATAGTGAAAGAATCATATTTTGAATACAATTTTTCTTCATGAATCCAGCCTTCAATTTTAGGTACTCGTCGTGTACCAAGATACATTGTTCCCCATTTTGCATGCTGGTCATTCATTTCTTTTTTTGATTTGAAATAACCAAACATGATGAAATAGTTGTACGTATCTTCCCAGCCGTTACTAGCTGGCGTTGCTGTTAAAAGAAGAAAATGACTGGATTGTTTTGTTAGTTTTGCAGCTGCTTTACCACGTTGTGAAGTTGGATTTTTGATATAATGTGCTTCGTCAAAAATGACAAACCACCCTTTATACAGTTTGTAACTATCTGTTAATTTTCCATAACTTAGTTCAGTAAATGAAATTTCAATTTTGTAGAAATCACACACGGCCTGTATATCTCTTCGCCATCCGCCTTCTTTGATTTTCTGCGGTGGAGCAACAATTAAAATTGGTTCTCCTCTGCTATATTTCAAATATTGATGAATTGCAGTGATTGTTTTTCCTGTTCCTGTATCCATTGCTAATAGATAATTGGCATCGATTGAATCAATTATTTTCTTTTGAAAGTTATATAACATTTCTTTGCTTGAGCATTGTGGATACATCGTCCACACTTCTTGCGACAATACTTATCCCTCCTGCTTGTTCGATTCTTTTTAGTTTGCTTTTCTGCAATGCACTGACAACCCCACCACTTGGTCGCTTTACTTCAATAGCAACAAAATAACCATTAACACAAGCCAAAACATCAGGTGTTCCTGCAGGTTGATACATAGAACCATGCACTTTTAAATAATAGGCACCTAAAGAATCGAGATATTTTTTTATCTGGTTTTCAACTTTCTTTTCTGGTCCACTCATTCAATAAAATCATTTAACGTTATGGTTAAACATTCCCACGCTTCAAATGCTTGAATTCCCTGTTTTCTAAGGCAATTAATAAGTGTTGTTTTTCCTGTAGGCCCTTGCGCACCTTTCACAATGATTGGTTTTCCCCATTTATATGCTTTTAATATCTGCTCTTTTTGCTTCGATGTTAAAAAGTCAGGAAGTACTATCTTTTTATTGCTCATCAACTTTCACCGCCAATTCCCGATAAAATCTAGGGACGTCTTCTTTTAGTTCTGTTTCTGTGAAACGTTGTTTTAGCCAAGTATGTTTTCTACTAGCAAACCATGTCTTATCTTTATAGCTTAGATACTGAACTTCTCCATCTGTTGTTTTTAAACAAGACAAGGGAATTTCATACATTGGTTCTTTTTTCACTGTATAACCATCAAGAATCGCACGTATATGCAGTTCTTTGTTTTCTTCTACTTCTTCCGTCCACTCAAAGCCTTTCGAAGGAAGCAACTCTTCATCTGTAATAGGATCTTCCAACCAGTGATCCCATCCCATCTTAGCAATTTGCCAAATACACCAACTTTTATAATCAATATGTGCTTCTTTACTGTTCTGAACCCATTCGTCAAATTCTTTTGAGACTTCGATTGATTTTTTAGGTGAAGTTGCTGTCCATTCAATAAAATCAGTAATTCCTAATATATGCTCTAGAAAAGGAGCACTAATAATTGACAATTCTCTATTCGCTTTATTTACTTCAATAACTGTTTTTTCTTTATGCCATTTCCATAAATCGGTTTTTGTAGGCTCAAGTCCTGTAGCCCAGACATACCCTTGTTCTTCCAAAAATGCCATTAAGTTATCATATGCTTCTTGTGTTTTTACGTGATAATAGTTTCTCATTTGCGTTTCTCCTTTTTCGTGCTATTATTTACTTGTATATTTTTTGTTTAGTAGCTTACTTCGTTGGCGGACGAGGTAGGCTCTTTTTGTTTTGCTACATACAACTGATAAGATATATCTATCTGTTTCTTCATCGCATCATGCCAATTTTTATTTACTTTACTTTTATCAGGCATTGTATTAATAACACCCTTTTTTCGCAATTCACATATTTTAGTAAGCAGTTGACTTTTTGTTCTATTCAACATATTTGCTAAATAATCTGCATTTTTAACGTAACCGTTCTCGTCAAACTTAATTTCTGTTATCAACAACTTAATATCTTCTGTAGTATAAAGACGGTGTCGTATTGGTTTTAAAAGGCCATCTTTAAATAAACGTGTCATTCTAGTTGTAATAGCTGCTTCTGTTCGGTTTAATTCTTGCGCAATAACAGCAATCGGGCAGCCTGATTTATACATAGAAATAATACGTTTATCTTCTATGCAACTATAAGATGCCGCAGGAGGATTTATTGGATCATCCCAATAAACTTCGAAAAGATGTCCTTCTTTTCGCATACATACAACTTTGTTATAAATAGTCTTTTTATTACGATTAATTAACTTTTCTAATTCATGATAGTTACAAACAAACCCTCTGTGATCATACTTAACATTTGCAATAAGTAATTTTTCCTCCTCAGGAGTCCATTTTTTCGCCATCACCTAATACCTCCATATTCCCTTTATTGATTGGAACCAACTGATAAATTTCATACTTATCACCACTAGTTCTTAAATAATTGGCTACCTTCTCAGAAAGCATAAATGCATTTGTGCTTGTACTTGTATGGTCTCTAAGTATGCAAATATCGCTGCCTCTTTTTAAAACTATTCCATCCTTAACAAATGCTACATACTTTTTATTTGTAGCCTTACAAATTTCATTCATCACCTAACACCCCACTTCATTGAGCATTTTTTGATAAGCAGCTTCGTAACGTTCTAGCTCTGCTTGAAAATGTTTTAGCGTGCGGAGGTCTTGCATTGTCGGATGCTTTGCACTTTCGTGACGTACTGCATCTCTTAACGTTTCAATTTTTTCTCGCACTGCCTCACGTACTAAAAAAGCTTCATTAGCTGTTAACATAGTTTTTTTCTCCTTCCTATCGTTTTCTCGTATAAATCCCACTTGACCTCTGTATCATATGCAAACCACGTAAGACTGGCACTGCCTGCTATAGCCATTAACCAACCTACATTAGTGCTTAACGCTAATACAGCGCCAAATATAGCCAAAACGATGAACGCCCCAAATAAACGTGATTGATAAACTTTTTTCATTGCTTTCACCTCCCTAAAACCATCACAGAACCGTTAAAATTTCGAATTGCTTTTGCTTCTGGCAAACGTTCATCGCCGCCGACAATTTCATTAGTTCGATGGTTATACACTCGTTTTTGCCCTTTAAACAACACAACTGAAATGTTGTCGTATGTGCTACAAGTGTCTTGCACTTTTAAATCTTCGCCTTTGTAGCAAATAATCATTTTTGTAAAACCTCCCTAAATTTCGCTTGCCCAAGATTTATCTTTTTTGTGATAGAAGCCATCTGCGACACTCTTCTTTGTCGTAGAACTTCCCTTGCTTACTTACTGATCCATGTGGAAGACCTAACTTCTCCCATTCCCTTATTGTTGTGGTGGATACATTGAAATATTTTGCAATCTCTGTTTGATTTAAGACTCGCTTATCAACTGCGGTATCTCTTCGTGCTTTTTCTATTTCATCAACAATAATTCCGTGTACAAAATCTCTTAGAGAAGCTTCATTTTCTGGAGTTAAAATCACTTCCATTTTTTACACCTCCTATCTGATTTTGTAATAAGCAATAATATCGGTCATTTGTTTCAGATGTTTTTCTGGATTATTTAGGATTTTACGTAGATATTGTTCTGTAATTCCTAAAGCACTTGCTACATCAGGAATCTCCCATTGATTTTTCTCAAAGTGATTCAAGATTTTTTGACGTGTTTCTTGAATATTTGCCATGTTTTTTCTCCTTTCTCTAAATTAGTAAACAAATTAATCAACTATTTTCTGAATTTCATTGACTTGTTTTAACATTAATGTTAAAATCAGTTCATAGCTAAATAAGACATTAAAAACGTTGATTTTATAGCTTTCTTGGCGGTTAGCATTTATTTATCAATAGTGTTTTTTGTTGTCTTTTTAGTTGATTAACTTGTTTACAAGAATTATATTAACATTTATGTTAAATAAATGCAAGTGTTTTTAACATAAAAGTTTATTTTTCTTGTAACTTTTAAGGAGAATGTTATTATGACAGTGTTTGATAAGATCAAATTATTAGCAAAAGAGAGAGGAAAATCCTTAAATCGAATCGAAGAAGAATTAGGTTTACCAAAAAATGTTCTGTATCGTATGAAAACTTCCGATAATCCTACTAAAGATAGACTAGAAACTTTAGCTAATTACTTTGATGTATCTGTAGATTATCTATTGGGAAGAACTGATAATACTAAAGCAACTGATGAAAAAAAATCTGATGATTTAGATGATGTACTGGATAACGTCATGAGCTTTGACGGTGAACCACTTGATGATCATGACAGAGAAGTTATCCGTGCATATTTAAAGGGTAGATTCGGGAAATAAGTCAAAGGTTGTGCTTATATGAAAAGTATCAAAGAGTTGGTAGAAGAATATAATGTGGAGTTAGTTTTTACTACTTTGAATAAACGCGCATGTTTCGACCCTACCTACGGTATCATATTTGTAAATCAAAATTTAACACCATCAGAACAAGAAGAAGCAATATATCACGAGTTAAAGCATGTAAAAGACCATGTGGATATAATGGCATTGTATAAAATTCCTGTTTTTCGTTCTAAGATGGAAGCTGAAGCAGAACAATATATGTTTAGAAGCTTAATCGAAAAATATGAAGGACAATACAATTACTCAAATGTTATAGCTCATTACAACTTAAAAATGGGACAAGAAGTTTATTTGAAATAAAAAAGTCCGTGCTGGGAACACGGACTTAAACCTCATTTAGAGAGTGAGAGAACTTCATTGAAAATAAATCAAAAATTCTATAATTACTCTATTGTTGTTTTAGCATTAATCTCAATCGCGTTAGTTATTCTTGATTTTTCAAATGTTATTAATATTAGTAATCCACCATTTAACGTTATTGATAGTATTATCTTAATCACATTTACAATTGATTACATTGTTAGATTTTTTATTTCAAAAAATAAAATCAAATTTTTTAAAGAAAATATTTTTGATCTGATCGCGATAATTCCTTTTGATGCTATTTTTTCTTTCTTTAGAATCGCTAGGTTGTTTCGAATAGCTAAAATAGCTAGACTAGCAAAGCTAACAAGAGCGATAGGTGTGGTTGGCAAATTAACAAGAAACACTAAATCATTTTTAAATACTAACGGATTTTTAAACGTGATTTATTTAAGCTCGGTTCTCATTGTTATTTCAGCAATGATTTACTCATATGCAGAAAACGTTCCATACATTGATGCGTTTTGGTGGGCTTTGGTAACAACAACAACTGTCGGGTATGGTGATATTTCTCCAACTACTCCATTAGGAAGAATTGCTGCAATCATTTTGATGATTGTGGGAATTGGGTTTGTTGGCATGTTAACTTCTACTATTACTGAATATTTTAATAAAAGTAATGAATCTAATAACAATGATGAAAAAGATGAAAAAATAGATATGCTAATAAAAAAAATAAATGATTTAGAAAAAGCTATTAGAAAATTAGAGAATAAAAAGTAACGCGCACTGCTTAACAAAAAAATATGCTTTATTATCCCCCTCTCTGGTGAGTTCTAGCGTGTTCGATTCATGCTAGGGGCTTTAAAATCTAATAAGGAGGTGCTAGAAATTTGTCATTCCTTCTATTCGCTTGCCCAAGTGGAAAGGATAAGCAATGGCAACTTTTAAACAATATACAAAAAAAGGGAAAAAATACTGGAAAGTAACTGCCTATTTAGGCGTAGATTATTTAACTGGAAAACAAATTAATGTCACTATCAGAAACTGTAATACAAAAAAAGAAGCACAGCTCAAGCTTAATCAAAAAAAATTAGATTTTGATAATGGAAATCTAGCTAACGAGCATACTCGTTTAACCACTTTTGAAGAAGTTTATTATATGTGGTTGGACGAATACAAAAAAACAGTTAGGGAATCCACATTCATCGCTACTGAACGACGTATGAAAAAACACATTTTGCCCACATTCGGGAAAATGCGACTTGAGCGTTTAACAGTCAAGATCGTGCAAAAATCTGTTAATGAATGGTATAAAAAGAATGAAATGGGAAAAGTACTTTTAAGTTATGCTTCTCGTGTTTGTGACTATGCTGTTGGTTTAGAAATAATAGACTCAAACCCATTTAAGAAAATAACTAAACCTAGTTCGCTAAAGAAATTAGAAAAGAATACAAAAAGAAAGTTCTATACAAAAGACGAACTGGAACATTTCTTAAATACAGCTGATAGCATTGCCAATCAAGCCAAAGAAGAAAGTTTAGTTCTAAAATACTATGCCGACTTAGACTGTGCTATTTTTCGCTTACTTTCTTTTACTGGTATACGTGTTGGTGAAGCTTTAGCATTGAATTGGAATGATATTGATTTAAAAAAGCAGGTAGTTAATATAAATAAAACTACTGCTATCAGTACAAATGGATTGACTATAAACGATCCTAAAACTCCCAATTCTATTCGTAAAATTTCTTTTGATAACAAGACTGCTTATATCTTAAAAAAATGGAAACTTAGACAGCATGAAGCTTTAATGAAAAAAGGTGGATTTAAAACACAACTCATTTTTACAAAAATTGATGGTACCATGTTCCGAAGTCAAGACATTTACCAACGTTCTAAAAGATTGGCAGAAAAAGCTAACTTACATTCTATTGGTTGTCATGGTTTTCGGCATACCCACGCAACATTATTATTCGAATCAGATAACGTTAGGTCTAAAATAATCCAAGAACGTTTAGGACATTCTTCTTTACAAATAACTATGGATACTTACACTCATGTTTCTGATGAAGTTACTAAAGAAGCAACAGATGCTTTCAGTAGCTATGTAAATTTTTAA